TGCACGTTCATTCCTTGGACTAGCTATTGGCACTGATGTACAAGCCTACAACGCTAACACGGCAGTTACCAACGCTGCTCAGACTTTCACAGCCACACAGACTTTCTCAGGTTCATCATCTGCTACCGCCATTGTCTTAAACGATGCGGCAGAGGTAGCAACAGTATCAGCCACAGCAGCTACAGGCACGATTGCTTACGACATTACAACTCAGTCTGTTCTGTACTACACAAGCAACGCAAGTGCTAACTGGACAGTTAACTTCAGAGGCTCTAGCGGTACATCATTAAATACTTTGATGAGTACAGGTCAATCAATGACTGTGGCTTTCTTGGTGACTCAAGGCTCTACGGCTTACTACAACAACGTGGTTCAAGTTGATGGCACTACATCTGGTGTTACGACTAGGTGGCTAGGTGGTGCGCCTACTGCTGGAAATGCAAGTGGCATTGATAGCTATCGTTATTTGATTATCAAGACAGGTAGTGCGACTTTCACAGTCTTGGCAAGCAACACACAATTTAAGGCGTAAACCATGCCATTACAAGCAACTTCTGGTGCGGCTAGTTACGATGCCTTTGGTGGTGGTGCGGCTGCTGTACCTCAGTACATTGAGGATGTGTTTAGCACATACCTTTACACAGGCAATAGCACAACTGGTGGCACTCAAACCATTACAAACAACATTGATTTGTCCACAAAGGGTGGAATGGTATGGATTAAAGGTAGAAGTGCGGCATCAGACCATATTTTGACAGACACTTCTCGTGGTGCTGGCACTACTGCATCAAACAATCAAGGATTAGCTAGTAATTTAAATGCGGCTGAAGACCTTGGTGCTTCTTATGATTTTTTGTCTGCTTTTAATACTAATGGTTTTACTGTAAAGCAAGGTGGCACAACAGCGACAACAAGGGGAACTAATTATAACGCTGTAACTTACGCCTCATGGACATTCCGCAAGCAACCAAAGTTCTTTGATGTTGTGACTTATACAGGTGATGGAAATATAGGAAGAACTGTTTCTCACAGCTTAAATGCTACTGTTGGATTCATGCTGATTAAATGCACATCTCAGCCAGGTGGTTGGGTGGCTTATCACAGAAGCATTGGTGCTTCACAATTCCTTACATTAAACGCTACAGATGCCGCTGGTTCAGGAAGCGGTGGAAACACTCCAGCTAAATATTGGAATAGCACCGCACCAACTAGTACAGTTTTTTCATTAGGGGATGCGGCTAACACAAACGAAACTGGACAAACTTATGTAGCCTACCTATTCGCCCATGACGCAGGAGGCTTTGGTCTGACTGGTACAGACAATGTGGTTTCGTGTGGGTCGTTTACGACTGATGGTTCTGGAAATGCAACTGTAAATCTTGGGTATGAAGCGCAATGGGTTTTGATGAAAAAATCTAGTGGTGCTGAAAGTTGGATGTTGTTTGACAACATGAGAGGTTTGCTTGTTACCCAAGGGCCAGCATATTCTAAAAAGTTAGTGCCTAATTTAACCGATGCAGAATCTGATGGTGACGAATGTCGAGCATCTAGTACAGGTTTTAATGTTGGCGGTGTTGTTGGTGGTGCTACATATATTTATGTTGCCATTCGTAGAGGCCCGATGAAAGTGCCTACGAGTGGAACGAGTGTGTTTAGTCCACAAACATCTTATTCTGTTCAAACAATTGGTGGGACTTCTTATGCAGTAGTTACTCCAAGTTTTCCAGTAGATACTTATTTTTGGACAAAGCAATCAACAGCAGAAAACAAATTTCTGACTGCTAGATTGTTAGGTGCATCTGATGGTCTTACAAATACAGAAGATTCATTTTCAAATAATTTGGCTTCTTATTGGACTTCGAACACACAAGTTGCTCAATCAGCATCCACAACTGGAAATCAAATTTACGAATGTTTTAGGCGTGCGCCATCATTCCACGATGTTGTTTGTTATACAGGAACAGGAAGTGCTACAACTTTTACGCATAACTTAGGAGTTACTCCTGAGTTAATAATTGTGAAATCAAGAAGCAATGTTTCAGCTTGGACTATTTATTCTTCTTCGGTAGGAAATACCAAGGCTTTATTCTTTACAAATGATGCCCCCGCCACAAACACCTATTGGAACAACACAACACCAACATCGTCTGTGTTTTCTGTAGGAACATTGTCAGGAGTTAATAGTTCTGGCAGAACTTATATAGCCTATTTATTTGCAACTTGTGCTGGTGTTTCCAAAGTAGGCTCATATACAGGCACAGCAACTACAAAGCAAATTGATTGTGGCTTTACAGCAGGGGCAAGGTTTGTTCTTATCAAGCGCACAGACTCAACTGGTGATTGGTATGTGTGGGACTCAGCACGAGGTATTGTGAGTGGCAATGACCCTTACTTACTCTTGAACAGCACAGCCGCTGAAGTAACATCTACCGACTACATTGACACATATAGCGCAGGGTTTGAGATTAGCTCAACTGCGCCAGCCGCCATCAATGCAAGTGGTGGAACATTCATCTTTTTAGCAATTGCTTGAGGTAATTAAAATGCAAGTACGAATTCAATCAACAGGACAAGTAATGTACGAAAGTGAATTTCGTGCATACACAAAAGCCAATGGTGGCCCATCATGGGACATAACAACAACTGAAGTCTTAACTGCTTTGGGTGCTGATGTAGTCTTTGAAGGCCCACAAGCAACAGGCGGTACTGTTTACCAATACTCTCAAGCCTCTGGTGTCGAACAAGTAGATGGCAAGTGGTACACCAAGTATGTGCTTGGCCCTGTGTTTACCGATACTACTGTCGAGGGCGTAACAACTACAGCCCTTGAGCATGAGACTGCATACAAGGCTTCTAAAGATGCTGAACAGGCTAAGAGTGTTCGTCAGACTCGTGATGACAAGCTGAAAGAAACTGATTGGAGATTTCGTAGCGATATGACTCCATCACAAGCATGGAAAGACTATTGCCAAGCATTGAGAGATGTGCCTACTCAGTCTGGTTTCCCTTGGACTATCGTGTGGCCTACACAACCGGAGTAAATATAGATGACTAAAGCAAGAACACTAGGTAATTTTGTATCAACAGGTAATCCCCTGTCTGATGGAACTATTGCATACTCAGAAATATCAGGGACTCCAACACTTCCAGCAGGAACTGTTGTAGGAACTACAGATAGTCAAACACTTACAAACAAAACTCTGACAAGCCCTGTCGTTAACACACCAACAGGTATTGTTAAGGGTGATGTAGGTTTAGGTAATGTTGATAATACTTCTGATGCTACTAAAGATTCTGCCTCTGCAACGCTTACTAACAAGACTCTTACGACTCCCGTCTTGACAAACCCAACTGTCACCAACTATGTAGAGACTCCATTCACGGCTAACAGTTCTACTGCCATTACTATTGCTTTGACCAACGGCACAGTACAAATCATTACCTTGACAGGCAATGCAACTATTACAATGCCAACGGCTACAAGTGGTAAGTCGTTCATCATGTTCTTGAAGCAAGATGGAACAGGCTCACGCACAGTTACTTGGTCAACAGTTAAGTGGGCTGGCGGTACAAATCCTACAATCACAGCAACTGCAAGCAGACAAGATATTTATTCTTTCTTTGCTGATGGCACAAACTGGTATGGTGTTGTTGTTGGTCAGAATTACACACCATAAGGACTGATAAATGTTTGCAGCATCTAAAACAGATTCAGTTTCTGGCGCAGGGCCAGACGCACAATTTAACCAAGTCACTATGCTATTGCATGGCGATGGCACTAATGGCGCACAAAACAATACATTTGTAGACAACAGTACAAACAACTTCACAGTTACCCGTTTTGGAAATACAACCCAAGGTTCTTTCTCTCCTTATGGGTCTAATTGGTCTAATTACTTTTCTTCTGGAAATTGGCTTGATTCTTCTGCAAATTCTGCTTTTTCTTTTACTGGTAACTTTACTGTTGAATGTTGGGTGTACCAAACAGAAAGAGGAAACAATGGTGTTGCTACTGAAATTGGTTTGTATACAGATGGAGTAATGATTAGACTTGGAACAATTGGTGGAATCTATGACACAGTTTATGTAAATAACGTCAACATTGGTGGCATTTCAACTTATGTCCCATTAAATTCATGGAATCACATTGCAGTAGTTAGAAGTGGAACAAGCATTACTGTTTATGTGAATGGAACATCCAGAGCAACAGGCACATTTTCTGGAACTGTTAATGGGGCTGTAGGCGGTACAAGAATTGGCGCACCTTTGCACACTACTGGAACAGACCAACCCTTTAGTGGTTATATTTCTAATTTTCGCATCGTCAAAGGAACTGCGGTTTACACAACTGCTTTTACCCCAAGCACCACAAATTTAACAGCAATCACAAACACTTCTTTTTTGACTTGCCAGAGCAATAGATTTGTTGATAACAGCGCAAGCCCTAAAACAATCACAGTCAACGGCAACACAAGCGTTCAACGCTTCAACCCATTTGGTACTTCTACCGCCTACTCCACAAGCGTGATTGGTGGGTCAGGGTAC